GATAAAAGATGATTGGCAGTCTAATCGTTGGCGTTTTATTGTTGAACTTTTTGCTTGGGGTATTAGCATTGGCTGTAGTGTTACGATGGCTCTTACGGTACCGAACCCTCCGTTACTTGTTCTTTACCCTATTTGGATTATTGGGTGTGCTTTGTATGCTTGGGCTGCTTATACTCGGAAATCATTTGGCCTCCTTGCTAATTATGTTTTACTCACTACCATCGATACCATTGGTCTGATAAGGATGTTGACATGAGTAATCCTTTTGATTATGTTAATGCAATACTACAAAATAAGAAACAGTTAATTGTCGATGAAATTACAGAAAAAGACTATGTTTCTTTTTTGGTAAATCGTAGCTTATCTTATCATAAAGACTGCGTTTTGTATGCAAATGAGATGAACCGCAGACATTTTATCGACAAGAAGTTGCAAAATGACTTTTTACTAAATACCGTCAGGTCACAGAAACGACCGTTTGCGAAGTGGATAAAATCTGAGAAAAGTGACGATTTGGAATGTATAAAGACTGTCTTTGGTTTCTCCGATACAAAAGCCCGTGAAGCGCTCCGCTTGCTTAGCAAAGAACAAATCCAACAACTAAAAGAACAAACCCAAACGGGTGGATTGACTAAGAGGTAATGATGGTAGACTTGTCTAAATTTATAGAAGTCACCTTGACGGAACAGGATGATTTTTTAAAGGTAAGAGAAACACTTACCAGGATTGGCGTATCTTCCCGCAAGGAAAAAGTGTTGTACCAGTCATGCCACATTCTGCATAAGCAAGGCAGATATTATATCGTGCATTTCAAAGAGTTATTTGCGTTAGATGGAAAACCATCTAATCTGACTGAGAATGATATTCAAAGACGAAACGCAATTGCAAAACTCCTAGAAGAATGGGGTCTTGTAAAGATTCTTAATCCAATTTTGATGAAAGATAATATTGCACCTTTACATCAAATAAAGATTATTTCTTTCAAAGAAAAAGATGATTGGCAACTAATCACAAAATACAATATAGGTAAAAAATCAATAGATTATTGATTTGAATATAAATATGGAAGGCGATGCCAAATGGGTCGCCGCTTTTGATAACTCGCTTAAAAGGAGAAAAAACTATGACACTAGGTCGTATTTCATTTGGACCATTAACCCAATCAACTTTGGGTTTTGATAAGTTTTTCGATGATGTTGAAAGACTAATGAGCATGGATGTCCAAAAATCAGTTTCTAATTTCCCACCACATAACATTCTTAAACTGGATGAATCTCGTTACATCGTAGAATTGGCCGTTGCAGGTTTTTCTAAAGATGAAATTGAAATCTCAGTTGAAGAAGGTACATTAACTGTGAAAGGTGAGAAAGATGAAAAAGAAAGCAATGTGCAATATCTACACAAAGGTATTGGTACAAGGTCTTTCACCAAAACACTCACTATTGCAGATACAATCGAAGTGAAAGGTGCTGAGTTCAAAGATGGTATTCTCAGAATTGGTTTGGAGAATATTATTCCTGAACACAAGAAACCACGCAAGATTGCTATTGGTGAAAATTTGAAAGAATTTAAACCACAACTTCTACAAGAGAAGTCAGCTGCGTAACCGAGTGGGGCATTTCGCCCCACTTTTTAAATTATGGAGATATTATGGTAAAGCGTGATAAAAATTTCAAACTAAACAAACAAACAAAACGATTCTTGGCAACTATTGTCGACCCAATTAAAAGGTCTGATTATAAAAACGCCATGATTGAAGCACAACTTGCTTCTTCAGTCCCGTTTAAATCCGAAAAGAAAAATAAAAAAGAATCTGCTCAAGCATGAAGCAGAAATTTGTTGATGCCCATATGGCAGCAGCCGAGGTTTATTCTAAACTTTCATCTGCAAAAAGATTACAAGTAGGATGTGTTGTTGTAAAAGATAACACAATCATTGGTATTGGTTATAATGGAATGCCTTCTGGTTGGACAAACGACTGTGAATATAAAGTTTATGCAAACGAATGGTCAATTGATAACAATGAATGGGAATATCAAGAGGAAGATAGTGGTAATCCTTACAACTTGAAAACTAAATCAGAAGTCCTTCATGCAGAAACAAATGCATTGGCAAAGATTGCACAGAGCACCAATTCAAGTGAAGGCGCATCTTTGTTTGTAACACATGCACCATGCCTTGATTGTGCAAAATTAATTTACCAATCTGGCATCAAAAGTGTTTTTTATCGCAACAGTTATCGTGATGAAAAAGGAATTGATTTTTTAACGAAGTGTAATTTAGAGGTGAAAAAATGTTAGACTGTTTGATACTTGGTGATTCAATTGCAGTTGGTGTATCACAAATAAGAAAAGAATGTGTTGCATATGTTAAGTCTGGCATTAACAGTAGGGACTTTTACAATAAACACAAAACAATGTTGGGTGAACAGAAACAAGTTGGAACTACAATCATCAGCATTGGACCTAACGATACGAAAAGTATCGACACAATTAAGTATGCCAATTCAATTAGAGAGAATATTAAAGGTAAAGTGTATTGGATACTTCCCTCTGAAACAAAAAAGCCAGAAAAATTTGAAATCATCAAAGAAGTTGCTAAAGCATGGGGTGATGTTGTGATTGAAAGACCAAAAGATAAAATTTCTGGTGATGGTGTGCATCCAACATATGCCGGTTACAAAGAACTTGCCGATTTAACAAAGAAATAAAATGAAAACATTTACCTCAAAAGTAGTTGAAATATGCGATAATGGTGATGCAATCATTGAATTGCCACCTGAGTTGTTAGAAGAAATGGGTTGGAAAGAAGGCGACACATTAGATATCTCCGAAAAAGATGGCAAAATAATTATTAAAAAAATCGATGAATTGGAAGCACATAAAGCGGAACAATAAGTAAATTTAACTATAATAAATTCATGCTTTTCTCTATTGAAATTTATTGTAGTTTAGTATAATATAGAGGTGTGGAAATAATTCCACTCTTTTATAAAGGAGATTATTATGTGGACAACACCAACAGCAACTGATATGCGTTTTGGTTTCGAAATCACAATGTATGTAATGAATCGCTAATAAATAGGAGTCCGGTCTTAATTGACCGGACTAACCTTTAGATAATGGAGTTATATGATGCTAGTATTACCTGATGATATGATTGGTCGGCCAATCGGCTTTACCTGTTCTACTTTTGACCTTCTTCATGCAGGTCATATTCTAATGCTTGCTGAGTGCAAGTCAATCTGTGATTATCTTATTGTTGGTTTGCAAACAGATCCAACAATCGATAGACCAGAAATCAAAAACAAACCAGTTCAATCAATTGTAGAAAGATATGTTCAACTTTCTGCTGTCAAATTTGTAGATGAGATTGTCGTCTATGATACCGAAAAAGACCTCGAAGATTTGTTGATGTTCTTACCCATTAGTATGCGTATTTGTGGTGAAGAATATAAAGACAAAGCTTTAACTGGTCGTGATATCTGTGACACCCGTGGTATTAAAACATATTACAATTCTCGCACCCATCGGTTTAGTTCTTCCGAGTTAAGACAAAGAACTTATCAATCTGAGTTGACAAAAAAGGTTTAATATGAGTAAAGTGTTTACTGATGTGCAGGTCTTTATGCGTGCTGCAGAACAAACTGTGTCCAAGAATAACGATGAACAAGCATTATTATACCACAGGTTAATTACAGAAGAATACAATGAATTCTGTGCCGCTCGACTTGACAATGATGACAGAGAAACCATTGATGCATGTTTCGACATGATATGGGTAATTGTTGGTTACATGTATTCGAGAGGATGGGAAGGTGAAAGAATTTGGGACGAAGGCGCACTTAGTAATTTAAAAAAGATTGACACCAAAACTCGTAAAGTAATAAAGAGAGAAGATGGTAAAATTTTGAAACCTGAAGGTTGGCAACCACCAGACTTTAGTAAGTTTGTGAAAAAATAATGTCCTTTCTCGTTCACAACTTACCTCCAGTCCAATGCTTTGTTAAGAAAGAATTTCTCTATGACTTTGAAAAAGGTCATGGCGAATACGAACCATGTATCTGGATAACCATGAAGTGCATCAAAGGTCAGGCATTTAGAATTGAAGCACTATTGCCCAACTATGGTGCTTTATATGATAAACTACCACTACACGCCTTCGTATCAAGGCAAACAGACTTAAATACACCATCTTTGCCTCTGGACTACTTGCAAATTTGGGACGCTTTGAGTTATAATTTTACTGTCATTGAAAAAGACAACCTTCGTATGTTGAAGTGTAAGTTCTTGGACAAAGATAGAATATGGCACTTCGGTGAGTATATGTTCACCGTAGATTTTTGCCAAAACGACCCTGGTTATCTTAACACAGGATTTTCTGAAACAGTAGAAGAACACAAGAGTTATAATTTTATTAAGTTGGATAACGGACAATTTGCC